GAGGGGTTATTTTATACTCAAGTAGGGGTTCTAACTCCCCGTTTTCTGCGTACTTCTTTAATAGGCACAATTCTTCAACCCCCAACCCCATTCTTGATTTTTTATGGATTTCCGAGAATTTTTGTTTACGCATTTTGTAGTTTCCCAACTTGGTCCAACATGAGCCAGGTCGTATTTTATCCCTGATCAAAGGTTCTCCTAGGGATGACTTGGGTACAGTTAATGCATGTAACACAAAATAGGGCATCAAGTTCCAGTTACCTGACTGATATATATACGTATCAAATACATCGGCGTGAGAAAATGAGTTTGTACAATCCAGTATATCTACACCCTTCGAGTCAATGTAGTTTTCTTGGAAGATGTCCCACATGTGACCATGTTCAGCGATACTATCTAGAATTTCTAAAGGTCCAGGATCACTCAACACATCTGCTATAAACTCTTTAGGGGTTTTAAACTCATCAATGTCATCATATCCTTCTAAATATGTGAAGAAATTACGGATATTTCCTTGAGATCTAACAGCTGCTTCGTAGGCCTCCCTCCCTTGATTATCAGTCAAAGACAGTAAAACATCAGGTTTGTGTTTAGGAATTATAACAGTTTCAAAATTTGGATACATACACATAGTAGTTGTAGTCACAATCAAAGATCCTCGTGTAAGTTTGTTACCGTCTGAAACTTGTTCTATAATAGGTTTGAAAACACTATCATAATTATCCACGAATACATGTTTTGTTGACGGCTTAATAAATGGTAAAAAATGTGAATCACGTTTTAAATGATGGGGTAATAATTCTATATGATTTGTATCTTCTAGAACCCTTTCTAATATAAACGATTTACCCACACCGATTGGACCACATATAAACACATTCTTACCTTCACGGATATATCTACGAATCAGATCTATCCGTTTTTCGTGGATTGTAGCTACAACCGGTCTTTTTTTTTGCTCGACTATTTTAATGAAGGAATCCATCGATGATCTTACTAATCAGGCCATAGATTTGGTACTCAAAAATGACGCACTACATGAAAGAATCGTAAAACCTTTAAGAAGGAAAATTTTACCATTCATTGTATCCACGATCCTTACCAATATCGTCATGTTTATTCTTTTGGCGTACCTTGTTCGACGTCTGTCTCTTCTTCCTCTTCAGTCTCAAATTCTTCCACCTCCTCTTCTTCCTCTTCCTGCTCATTAGGTGAAAGCATTCTACCGATCTTTTCAAATGGAGTATCTTGGGTCATAGCCCGTATAGGTGTAGTAGTCTTAGGAGGCTTTAAGAATGGGATTGGTCGCACATCTAGGATTTCGGGTTTGGTAAATATACCGTCAATTGGATAGTCCTTCTCAAAATTAAGTAGAATGTGCTTGGGTATAGGTGGTGACTGTTCAAGTAGAGAATCATACGTAGTTTTACACTCTTCCACAAATTTGAGACCCTCTTTCTTACGTTCATCACGGGGTAAAGCCAATTGCAACCTAATGTTACGTGATAGAGAACCATGACCTAACGCAGCTGTACGATGGTTTTCCATGAGTTCCTGGATTTTCAAAAACTGCATGATTGTAGCTATGAGTCCAGCTATAAGGTTTAAACCACCAATTATAGACGGTGCAGCGGGTTGAATAGATGGTGGTAGTGTGGACTGAGCAAAATTAGCCGTACCCGTTATCGTTGACAAAACAATTACCGGTAAATTGAAACGAAGAGACAATTTTTTGAACATAAGGAACGCTCGATGATGCATATACCTGTAGCACGCAGAGGACTCACCCCACTGGCGAAGTATATTCTCATGGTACTCATTCCATGTTTCTTCCATATTAATTTCTTCACTCATCTTATATTAAGGATGAATATTATATTTATGATTCATCTTGTTTTTCTTATAGCTATCCTAGTTGTACCCTTTACCAATGACAGGAGAGGTTTAGAATTTTACTCAATTTTAATTCCATTTATTTTTTATCATTGGAGCGTAAATGATGACACATGTGCATTGACTCAAGCAGAGATGGCTATTACGGGTCAGGCAAAGGAAGAGACTTTTATGGGTAGGGTTGTGGGTCCTATCTATAAAATGGAAGAGAACGAAATAAACCATCTCACAAAGACTGTGTTCTTTGTTCTTTGGGGTATAGTTCAATATCGCCTAGGTCACTTTGATAACATAATCAGAGATGTATTCAAGGTTTGGGATGGTAAGAAAATTACATTTGGAAAGGTGTAGTTATTTACCATTCTTAATTAACTCACGAACACGTTTCACAAACTGTTTATTGCGCTTGATCTTGGGATCCGCTTTGATAATACGAAGAAGAGCCGCAGAAGGTATCCTAGGTGAATTACCCTTAGGTTTGGGGGTGGCCTTTAACTTTTTACGCGCATCCTGAAGTTGCTTAGCACTCGGCATTTATTATGTGCACAGATTATTTTCAAAATAAATTGTCCACATCATATAATGGATACCAAAATTGAAGAAGAAATTGGTCGTCTCGAGAAGATAGTAGAGGAAAAATTCAACACGTTTAATGAAGAAAAGAACGTGGTTTCTGTAAAGATACACGAGATTCAAAAGGATATTGATCAGGGGCGATCCAAAACTCCTCGTATCGAACTTTATAAACAGCAAGATGTTCTCAAAAAGGAAATCAAAAGCTTAACACATTCGTTTATGGGTGACCGTGATTCAATTTACTCTAAAATAACTCGTCTAGAGGAAACAAAAAAGAAGATTGAAGATAATGCCCGTCTCAGTAAAGAGTCAATTGATCATAACCTGAAAAATATTCAGGATTTCATTGACCGTGGAAATACCAATGAAATGTTTGTGGCAATGGAAGCCATCAAGAATTCAATCATTATTATGAATAATGAACTCAAGTCTTTAAAGAAGGTGGATGATACCTAAAACGATCAAATATATGGGTTGTACAATGGAAGTTGTCGTACATAATCATACACATAGCATCAGCTATATCATGTTTCCTTTCATACGGAATTTCTTCGTTTAAAAATTTTTGTGCTAGAGAAACCGTCCGTTCTTTACGTTCTTCGTAGTCTAAATGCCTCATACCAAAATGTGTATGCATGCTCACAGGTGAAACAAGTTTAACCTTATCTTTGAACATGTAATGTAAAAGAATTTCAATATTCGTAAATCCACCCGGAGGTTGTCTTTCAATTAGTATCTTCTCAGCCGCATCAAATAGATGCTGATGATCCTCTACAAATAAAGGAACCAGGTCAACAAAGTCATTGGTCTTCAAATACTTGTAATCTTCTAAACTTACCTTTTTCATGTACTCAACTATGATCTTCGGTCCAGTTAAAGACTCAGCTAAAACTAGACCCATATTGTGATACCCGATGTCTATCGCTAGTATCTTCATACCTTTATCGGAAACATTTTCCTTAACTATAATAAATGAAGAACAAGACGAAAACTCACATGCTTTCGGGTATTCTCATCGCATTACTACTTGCTCTCGTTTACATGTGGTATAACCCTAGGGTTGTGAAAGTTCCGACACAACCTCAACTTCCATTAACACCTCGCCCAGTAAGTGTGCGTCGTGAACCAGAGTTTAGGGGACCACCCATCAAAAAGTATAAACCTGGACAGATGCAACAAATGGGGTTATTGACAGGTCCAGGTGAAACCACTATGCCATTATACGGTAAAGAGGTTCGTGGTAGACGTGATAGGTATCATTACTACACGACTACACCTGGTCAACAAATCTATCCAGTTCCAGTAAGTCATAATGCTAGAGACTGTATGGATGATATAGGGTGTCAGGAACTATATGGAAATGAAACAGTCTCAATAACTGGTAAGACTGGTTCATTTGGGGTTAAGATGTATCGCACCGATAACTTCTTCTAATTTACTTTTTGTTACCCATCTTTCTCGCCTGACCCAATAGTTTTAGGGTCGAACAACAACAACAACAACAAAGTATCAACATACCAGGGAAAAACCATGGTGGAAATGGAATCGGAAATCCTGG